GCCATCGCCATCAACCATTGCCACTGCGCCTACTCCGCCCTTTGCATGGGTAGTAACAGTTATTCCCAATATATCAGTTAGTTTTGTTTGCCATTTACCAGCAGCTGTAATACTATCTCCAATAACAATCGCATTTTTGCCGTCCCAATTTGACGACACGAGGTCTATATTACTAATACGTTTAGCAACATTACATATTGTTTTATTGGTTATATCTGCACTGTCATAATGGTCAAATCCGAATAACGATGTAAAGTTCATCAAATCTGTGTTGTCAGAATATAAATCTGTCACATCTACAACCACAAACGGATTGGGCTGTATTGTGTATGGCACGCTGGTGTTTGTTATAATGCCCATCTGTAGCACATTTGCTGTGGACTGTGCTACAGATGTCCTAAAAATGAATGAACGGCAACGATATCCATAATCATCGTTTTTTGATGTCAAATTACCTTGTACGGCTGTTACTGTTCCTAAATTTGTGGTACTGCCTGTAAACGCATACACAGCAGGAGAGTTCTTAGTATAGCTGTCAGCTTTAAATTTATATGCCACATAGTAATATTTTACCTTGTCAGACGGTTCTATATTTACATAAACATTATATCTTCCATAGCTAACAGCTGGCGTAATTGTTATGGTACCATCGTCATTTTCAGCTTTAGTTGCTTCTTGCATTGATGTTTTTATTACATTTTCGCTTCGAGCCAAATTGATGCCCAGCTGATTGGCTTTTTTAAAATCTAAATTAGAATTTGCTTCATTGATTTTTTCACTGCTCCAAACTTTATTGGCACTGACAGAAGTATCATCAATCAACGCTCCAACTGCATCTGCATACTGGTCACTGATTTTCTCCGCTTTTATGATAAATGTTAAACAAACAGAGGGCGGCTGAACTGTGTTTGAGTTACCATAGATTGGGTTTGATTTTGAGGCATTAAATGTTATTAGACCAGAATTTGTTGGTGGGTCGTTCGCTAAATTTTGCCGACCTGTACTTTCATATGATGCAAATGCGCCCGATAGTCCAACTTTTGCATTTGTATCGTGATAAAATGTACCAGTAATATTCGGAAGTCCAGCATCTTTACTTGTACCTAAATTACCATTGGCACCTTGCACGAATTTATCTCTCAAATCAGGGAGCTTAAACTTCGTAGTATCTGTAGCCGTGCCGAACTTGTTGCTAACAACAACATATAAATCAGCGTAGTCAGTCTTTGATACCTCTGAACCATCACAAAGCAAAAATCCAACAGGGAGAGTAGTGGAAGCATAGCTGATGATTGTACCAATAGGCACAGAATATGAAGCGTTTTCGATAGTTATATTATTTGCGACTTTCTGGTCGCCTTGATATATTGACATATTGTTTCACTCTCCTTTTTTATGATTCTGCCCAATCATATATTGATTGAATAGAAAAACTAAGATTATAATGAGCTGCAGAAGTTGTGACTGAAATTGTTGTTCCGTTTATAACGATACTGGAAATGTGAGATGATTTATAATCAATAGATATGTAATAACTACCATCATATTGTCCAATACTGCCTTCAGCACAATGAGCGACATTGCCATTACCTACTATATAACATTTAAAATGATATATGCCGTGGGTCAGTCCTAAAGAGGATATATCTAATGTAAAGGTTGTCATTCCTGAAGATGTCGGAGCGTTTTTATATAATATTCCAGTATTTTTCAAAACAACAGTATCATTTATCTTCTTCACAGACCAAGACTTTTTTTCAGATGTAGTAGAACTATCGTCGATTACTAAATCACTGAGTGACACTTCATCATCTTTATCATCAGTAATCACATAAGTAGTATCTGGGTCTTTATTCTCAATAGCATCAAACTCTTCCTTAGTACCATTCCAGAGATTACCGCTTGCTATTTGTTTACCTTTATAAAGGACTTCACCTTCATCGGACTCCGTAAATTTATCAAGAACAATCTTATTATCGTGAGTATGTGCAGAGGTTACTGCTTCGTCCCAGCTCTCAACCTTCTCTTCGCTGATTTTATCGAGAACTGCTTTATTGGTGAAAATAGGGATTTCAGTATCTTCAGGAAGCGCACCCACCTCCGCCGCCGAAAGAGAAGGGACAACTGCTTTAGATATTTTTCCGTCTTCGCCTAAACGTGCATACTTAGGATCAAGAATTTGATTTTTAAACGCTTTAAGATTAGCGATTAAATATTGTTTGTCAATATATTTATCCAAATAAAACACCTTCTTTGTTTGCTAAATAAAACAAGGAATCATAAAACCACGATTCCTTGTTTTTGCTAATTATTTGTAGTTGTTCTTCGCCAGAAAGCTTTAAAAAGTCGCTAAAATATATAAAAACATATTTCTTATTTGTTGCCTTATTAAAACAACTCCTTTGCTTGTGCCTACAACAAGCAGAGACATTATATATTCCGCATTTCTTCTCAGCATCCTTTACTCCAAAATAAATACATCCAGACATAATATCTATAACAAGTTTATCTGTTTTTGTTTTGTTATTCATATACATTGTTATGTAATATGAAAACTGTATAAATTCAATTATGTTCGAAATACATCTATTTGGTAAATTAAGATATTCTGCGTAATACATAAAGTGATAGTTGTCTATCGTCAAGGCTTTATGATTGCATATATCATAAAGTTTAATAAAACTATTTAGATTTAACTTATTCGCCATTTCTTTTGCAGGTAATATTATCCCGTTCTCTATACAAATCATAGGTTTAGCTTCAACTACTTCCTTTGTATTTTTAGATAGAACAAGTGGTCTGCCAAACCATTCAAAGAATTGATTTTCTGTGTTATTCCCATAGCCATACATAGCATGAAAATTTTTGTGACAAGTTTTACATAAAGATACTCCATTGGTTTCGTCAAATCTTCTGTCAATGCACCAATTATATCCGTCAAGATGATGCACAACGTCCGCTTTGCTTCCGCACTTT